CTGCCTTTCATCCACGGGACCGCATCGGATGCTCGCGCACTGGTCGACTCCGGCCTCTGGAAGACGTCGAGCGGAGGGTGGACGGTGAACGGCTGGGATGAGTTCCAAGTCAGTAGTGACGACGCCAAGCGGCGACGTGAACGCGCCCAGGCGGCCGCCATCAAGCGATGGCACAAGGACGAGTCATGATCTGCTCGCGATGCCGCCTCGACATGCCCCGTGACCAGTTCGGTCCCAGTGCTGAGCTGTGGCCAGAGCGTCGCATCTGCCACCCGTGCGGTCGTCAGATCTCTCAGCGCAAGAGACACGGGCTGTCGCAGTACGAGCGCGGCCTGATTGCCGAGGAGCAGGGAGGATGTGCCATCTGCCACCGCACGCAGACAGGCGCCAAGGGATGGGTCGTCGACCACGATCGATCGTGCTGTCCAGGTGACCGCAGTTGCCCCAAGTGTCGGCGGGGAGTGGTGTGCCAGTGGTACAACTCTCTGCTCGGATACGCGAGCGATGATCGGGAGACGCTGCAGGCGGCCATCGCCTATTTGGGCCGCCACTTCGACGCCTCTGAACCATGCCGCTGGCATATGCCCGTCGCATGTGCACCGGGCATATGCGACGGGCATCAGGTACGAGCAGATGCACGTACGAACGAGACGGACTAACGGAGATGGCCAGAGACCCAATCTCGATCGTCACGTCTGTAGACGCGCGCGACGAAACGCCCCGACGACCCGCCGAGGAGTTCTGATGAGCGAACCATTGTTTCCGCGTTCGGTTGTGGAGGACTTCGCACGGGAGGGCTTCGCCATTGGATGGAACGATGCCCTCGACGCGGCCCGTGACGCGGTGGCTGCGCTGCCGCTAGAGGACAAGCACGGTGGACTGATCGGACCAGAAGTACGGTCCGCCGCCCTAGCCGCCATTGACGCACTGCGAGGCGACCAGTGACTGACCACGAGCCCGAGTGCTACTACGGTGAGCCCGTCCGCGGCGGACACATCCTCGACTGCGTCTGCGACCGGCTCCGCGCCCACGGCGACCGCATCCGCGCTGCGACCATCGCCGAGTACGAGGCCACCTGGCAGGCCGTGCTCGCGCGGACGAACGCCCGCGCCCGCCTCGACGAGCGCCGGCGCTGCGTCGACCGGCTCCAGGCCGCCATCGACAACGGGAGCCAGATCAACGCCGTCGGCTGCGTGCAACTGCTCAAGGAGGGCCTGTGAACGTCTGCGTCCTACCCCACGACCCACCCCGCAACGCCACCACACCCCTACTCGTCTGCAACTGGCACGCCGACCGCACCGAACAAGCCATCGCCGAACTACCCGCCCTCCACAAAGCCCTCGAACACCGACTCACCACAAGCGGCAGCAGCCTCATCACGGGCATGCCCACCGGAAGCAAGGAACCCGGACTCAACCTCAACCACCGAGTAGCACAAGCCCGCACCGACATCCGCAACAACCTCACCGCATGGGCCCGCACGGTTGCCGAGGAACGACGCATCACCCCACCCGCCGACACGCTCAACGCCATCGCCGTGTTCCTGGTCAGGCAACTCGACTGGTGCCTGTCCCAGCCCTACGCCAAGCAGCTCGTGAACGACCTCACTGAGGACTGGGCCACCGCCCGCCGCCTCAACGACCCCAACCAGACTCGCCGCTTCGACGTCGGCCCCTGCCCTGAACCTGACTGCGAAGGAACACTTGTCGCCCGCATCCGCAGCCGGGACGTCCTGCTGCCTTCCGACGTCACCTGTGACCTGTCACCTGAAGACGAAGACGGCAACCTGCTCCACACCTGGCCAGCCGACAAATGGATGACCCTCGGGCGGCGCATCGTCCGGAAGGCCAACCCGTGACCATTTGGCTGACCGTCACCGAGATCCAAGTCCTTAAGCCAGGCATGACAGCAACCCACATCTACAAGCTCGCGAACATTCACCATTGGCAACGGTTGCGGCACGGGCGGACCGTCACCTATCGGTGGGAAGATGTCATTGCCACACTGGACAGGAGCGGACATGGGTGAACCAACCGAAGGAACCTGGATCGTTGTCACCACGTTCCCATCCGGAGATGTCGCCTACTACGGCGAGAACGCCCACGGGCAGGGACGTACTCCGTACCGTGGCAATGCGTACCGCTTTTGGACCGAGAACGAGGCCCTGGGCTCGGGCTATCATGCCAAGAGCCTGCGCCTGATCGGTGACTTTCACGTGGAGGAGATCCGCAGGCCACGGTTCAAGACGCCGGATGACACGCCGGGGGATTAGCCGCGCGAAATCATGGCCGACCGAGGTAAGATATGCCCCATATTGTGGGCGTCGTCTGTAATGACGGCGCCTTCGTCATGTCGGGAGGCCCGATGCCCATGACGCTGAGCGTTGATGCCATCGACGGGGCGCTCCAGCGGGCGCTTGCCGTGCCCGAGAGCGAACGGACTGAGGTCTGGCATGCCATGGTGGACGAGCTGCTTGAGCAGCGGATCAGGGCGGATCTGGCAACGCAAGGGAGATTGACATGACGCGCGACGAGATCGAGCAGGCCCTGCGGGATGTCGCTGGCGACCCCACCTCGGGCCCGGTGGCGGACATCATTCCCGCGTTCGCTGACGCACTGGCGCAGGCCATGGTCCCCACCCCCACTTCGGACGACGTCGACACGCGCGTGGTGAAGGCAAGCGAGAAGCGTTGACCAACGGCGTTCGCATTCCGTGTCTGCGGTGTGGCGCCCTGGCTGCGTCATCACCGTGCGACGACTGCCGGCGTGCAGCCGAGCGCGAGCGCAGCAGGAAGCGCGGCCGGCGCCACTACACCGGCGACTACGAGCGGCGGGCTCGTGAGGTTCGTGCCACGGCTGAGGCTTGTTGGATCTGCGGTGCGGGGGAGAGGCAGGGAGACCCGTGGACCGCTGATCACGTGGTGCCGGGTGACCCCCAGTCACCCCTGGCCCCTGCCCATCGGTCCTGCAATTCGCGTCGCGGCGCGCGAGCAAATCGGACATAGGTGACGAACCACCCGGCGGTCGAAGCCGGGGGTGGGTGCAAATCGGACAAGCCTGACATAAGCCGTACCCGCATGTTAGGCACGCACGCACCGCGGCGAAAGTCAGCCAGGGTGGGCCGGTATCGGCGCTGGGGCCATGCAGGCAGCCTAGCGCAGCTGAGGCCACCAAACGAGGCCAAACGAGCTGATCCAACGGCCCAGATTGGCCCACAAACCCGCGTCCCGCTAGCCGTTACACACGCGAAAGTGGCTGCGCTGCAATAGAATTGGGCTATGAAGTGCCAATCCTGCGGCGTGTCCTTCGACGCGCGCGCCGACGCGAAGTTCTGCTCGGGCCGCTGCCGGGTGCGCGCTCATCGCGCAGGACAGCCGCCGATTCCCGCGCGGATGCGCCGGGCTGGCCGCTGGGTGACGCACCGCGCCAAGGTGCCGATCACGCCGTTTGGGGCGTTCGCCCGCGTCAACGACCCCGCCACCTGGGCGGACTACGCCACTGCCCGCCGCGCAGCTGACCGGCCGGGCATCGACGGCGTCGGCTTCGTCCTCGACGGCGACGGCATCGCCTGCATCGACCTTGACCACTGCCTGGACGGCGATCAGCTCGCGCCGTGGGCGCAGGACATCCTCGACCGCTGCCCGCCGACCTACGTCGAGGTCTCGCCCAGTGGCCGCGGCCTGCACGTCTTCGGCCTGGCGCACGTCGGCCGCGGCCGGCGAGGCAACGGCGCCGAGGTGTACGACCGGGGGCGCTACATCTGCGTGACGGGCATCCCGTTCCGCGGTTCCATCAACCGGCTTGCCGACATCACCGACGCGGTGGCCATGGTCTGACCTGACGGGAGGCGCGCATGGCACGCACCGGCCGCCCCCCGAAGGCCATCGAAGAGCACAAGCGCACCGGCACCTACCGCCAGGACCGCCACGGCGTGGCCCTTGCCGTCGTCGAGCCTGTCGACCTGGCCCCGTACCAGCAGACCGCCGCCGAGGCGTTCGCTGCTGTGATGGCTGACGGCGTCGCCTGGCTGGCCCGCACGGACGCCCCCGCGCTGGCGCTGCTGCGGTCGATGCTGGAGGAGCGCGAGGGGCTGCGCGACGCGGCCATGGCCGGATCGACCGAGGCCCGCAAGATGCTGCGCGACCTCGACAAGCAGCTGGTTTCGCTGATGAGCGAGCTGGGCTTCAACCCGGCGGCCCGGTCCCGCTTGGGCCTGGCCGAGGTCAAGACGCAGTCCAAGCTTGAGGAACTGCGCGCAAAGCAGGCCCGCCAGTAGTGTCCCGCATCAAGGGCTGGCCCCCTGCGCACCTGACGCCAGTCCCCGCCGCGGACCGCAGGCGTGGCGACGGCGCGATCGTTGGCGAGTTCATCGAGGCCCTGTGCCCGCAGGTCAAGGACTCCGTCGCCGGCCGCTCGGGAGAGCCGCTGATCCTGCGCCCGTGGCAGAAGCAGCTCCTAGCGCACGCATACGCGCGCCGGCCGGACGGCCGCTACCGCCACCGTCGTGCCCTCATTGGGCTGCCAAGAAAGTCGGGCAAGTCCGCGCTCGGGTCGGGCATGGCGCTGCACGGGCTGATGATGGGCCCGCGCGGCGGCGAGGTGTACTCGTGCGCGGCGGACCGCGATCAGGCGAGGATTGTCTTCGGGTCGGCCAAGGCGATGGTCGAGCAGTCGCCGGAGCTGCTGGCGCAGGTGAAGCTGTACCGGGACGCGATCGAGGTGCCCACGCTGGGCTCGGTCTACCGGGTGCTGTCCAGTGAGGCGTTCACCAAGGAGGGCCTGAACCCGACGCTGGTGCTGTTCGACGAGGTGCACGCCTCGCCGGACGACGAGCTGTGGAACGTCATGGCGCTGGCGCAGGGCGCCCGCGTCGACCCGATGCTGATCGGGATCACCACGGCCGGCGTCAAGGCGGACCGCACCGGCGGCGATTCCATCGCCTACCGCCTGTACCAGCACGGCCGCCGGGTCGCTTCGGGCGAGGCCGTCGACGATGCGTTCTTCATGGCCTGGTGGTCGGCGCCGGAGGCCGCGGACTACCGCGATCCAGGCACGTGGCGGCTCGCCAACCCCGGCTTCGGCGACCTGCAGGACCCCGAGGACTTTGCCGCGGCCCTGACGACGACGCCGGAGAACGAGTACCGCACCAAGCGGCTGAACCAGTGGGTCAACCAGCAGTCCGCGTGGCTGCCCAGCGGCGCCTGGACCGGGCTCGCGCAGGCCGCCCCGCCGGATCCGGCCGAGGACGTCGACGTTGTGCTCGGCTTCGACGGGTCGTTCTCCGGTGACTCCACCGCGCTGGTGGGCGTGACCGTCGAGCCGGTTCCGCGCGTGTGGCTGATCCGCGCGTGGGAGCGGCAGCAGACCGACACCGACGACTGGCGCGTCGACATCGGCGAGGTCGAGGCCACGATCGCCGCCGAGTGCGGCCGCCGTCGGGTGCTGGAGGTCGTCTGCGACCCGTTCCGCTGGCAGCGGTCGATGCAGGAGATGGCCGCGGTCGGCCTGCCCATCGTCGAGTACCCATCGTCGAGCCCGGCGCGCATGGTCCCGGCGACGGCGAAGTTCTATGACGCGGTCATGTCCGGCGCGCTGCGGCACGACCACAGTCCGACGCTGGTCCGGCATCTGGACAACTGCGTGGTGAAGACCGACCGGCTCGGCCCGCGCATCACCAAGGAGCACCGCGGCAGCCCCCGCAAGATCGACTGCGCGGTGGCCGCCGTCATGGCCTTCGACCGCGCCACGTTCGTCCGCGAGCAGCCGGCCCCCGAGGTCGTGCCCCAGTTCTTCACCTTCGACGACGAGGAGTCCTGATGACGGCCCTGGTTCTTCAGGTCGTCGGCCTCGTGGCCGTCGCCGTCGGCTGCTTCCTCATCGCGCCCGCCATCGGCTTCATCGCCGTCGGGGTGGGAACCGTCCTGCTTGGAGTCGCCATGGAACGAGGTGAGGGCTGATGCTGGCACGCCTGCTTGGCCAGCCCGCCGAAGAGCGGGCGATCACCTACCAGACCCTGTGGGGCGCGGCCGCCGACCTCGTCGCGCGCAACACGTGGTCTGGCACGGTCGTCACGCAGGACACGTCCATGCGGCTGGGCACGCTGTACGCGGCGGTCCGCCTGCTCACCGACACCGTCTCGACGCTGCCGTGCGACACGTTCATCCGCGAACGCGGCGAGCGGCGCCCGTTCCGGCCCCGCCCGGCCTGGGTGGAGAACCCCGACGTCGGCGTGACCCGCCACGACCACTTCATGCAGGTCATGGTCTCCCTGCTGCTGGACGGCAACGCCTTCGTCCGCATCTACCGCAACGCCGGCGGCGAGGTCGTCAGCCTGGTCGTCCTGGCGCCGCGGGACGTGACCGTGGAGCGGCTGCCCAACGGCGAGAAACGCTACGTGTGGAAGCGCGACACGTTCCTGCGCGAGGACGAGGTGCTGCACATCACGGAGCTGTTGCCCGCTGGCCAGCTGCGCGGCATCTCCCGCGTGGAGATGTGCAAGGAGGTCATCGGCCACGCCGTCGCCCTCGACGAGTTCAGTGCCCGCTTCTTCGGCCAGGGCACCAACATGTCCTTCGTTGTGGAGTCACCGGCGCAACTGAACAAGGAACAGGCCAACGACCTGCGGCAGGGCATCGAGGCCTCCCACAAGGGCCTGCGCCGCTCCCATCTGGTCGGCGTCATCAGCGGCGGCGCGAAGCTGAACAAGATCAGCACGGACCCCGACCAGGCGCAGATGATCCAGTCGCGGGAGTTCGCGGTCGAGGAGATCGCCCGCATCTTCCGCATCCCCCCGCACATGCTTGGCGTCACCAAGCCGGGTGCTTCCAGCTACGCCAGTGTCGAGCAGCAGGGCATTCAGTTCGCGCAGTACACCCTGCGCCCCTACTTGGAGAAGATCGAGGTCGCCTACAGCTCGCTGCTTCCCGGCGGCGCGTTCCTGCGGTTCAACCTTGACGGCATCCTGCGCGGCGACCTCGCGTCCCGGTTCCAGGCGTACTCCATCGGCACCCAGTCCGGCTTCCTGTCCATCAACGACATCCACCGGCTGGAGGACATGCCGCCCGTGGACGGCGGCGACACGTACCGTGTCCCGCTGGCCAACGTCAACCTTGAGGCCGCCAACATCACCGAGATCGACCGGCGCATCACCATGGCGCAGCGCCTGATCTACGCCGGCTTCGACCCCGCCGCGTCGCTGTCCGCCTGCGGGCTGCCGGAGATCCCGCACACCGGCGTGCCGTCGACGCAGCTGCAGCAGGTGGCCACGATCGACCCGAATGACCCTGCGGCCGTCTATCCGAAGGGTGAAAGCTGATGACCGTCGTCGAGATCCGCGAGTTCCGCGCTGCCGACCTCGTGGTCGAGTCCCAAGGGCAGAAGTCCACGTTCACCGGCTACGCGGCCGTGTTCGACAGCCCCAGCGAGCCGCTGCCCTTCGTGGAGACCATCGCGCCGGGCGCGTTCGGCAAGTCGCTGCGCAGCCGCAACGACATCCGCATGTACCTCAACCACGACGACTCCATGGTCCTGGCGTCGCGCCGGTCGGGCACCTTGAAGCTGGAGGAGGACGCCAAGGGCCTGAAGGTGACCGCGACGCTGCCGGACACGTCGTACGCCCGTGACCTGCGCGCCCTGATGACCGGCCCCAACCCGATTGTCGACTCGATGTCGTTCGGGTTCAGCGTGCCCCGCGGTGGCGACACGTGGAGCGAGGACAGGATGCAGCGCCGCCTGCACGAGGTCCGGCTGCACGAGGTGTCCGTCGTCACCGGCGTCCCGGCTTACGCCGCCACGTCGGCGATGGTCCGCAAGATGACGAACCTGGCGCAGCGCAGCGCGGCCGACGTCGACGAGCTGGCCGCCTCCATGAACGCCCTCCTCGACGGGTCGCTGACCTCGGACCAGGCCGCGCTCCTGCGCACCGTTGTCGACGCCGCGACCCCCACCCACGACCACGCCCCCGACCTCCCGCTGGACGTCCTGCGCCAGCGGCTCGACCTCGCAGCAAAGGCGGTCTGACCATGGATCTCGTCCCCTGCCTGTCCCGGCTCCTGGCCGGCACCGTCGTCGCCAAGGTCAAGGTGCACGGCTACCACTGGAACGTCGTCGGACCGGACTTCCCGCAGCTGCATGCGCAGTTCGCGACGGTGTACGAGGACCTCGACGGCTCCATCGACCCCATCGCGGAGTACCTGCGCGCGCTGGGCGCCCCGGCGCCGGCCCGGCTCAGCGAGTACCTGACCCTGTCCGACGTCGCCGAGTCGACGTCCCCGGCCGACGCCGCCGGCATGGTCGACGATTCCGTGACGGCGCTGGAGTCGCTGCTCGGCTGCCTGGTGGAGTGCTTCGAGGCCGCCACCGAGGCCAACCAGCAGGGCATCGCCAACTTCATCGCCGGACGCATCGACCTGACGCAGAAGTGGCTGTGGCAGCTGCGCGTCATCGTCGGCCGCCCGTTCCCGCCGGTCGACATCGTCGAGCCCGCCGAGGCCGAAGCCGAGCCCGCCGACGCGCTGGCAGCCCTGGCCGCCCGCCTGGAGCTGGCCGGCCGGGCCTGACCCACCCCCAAGTACCCCCCGAGGCCGCGGAGCCGCGCCTCGGAGCTGCCGTGTGCGGAGCCGCCCGGCGAACCCCCATCACACACTCACCCGAAAGGAGTCGCCATGAGCGACTACATCAAGGTGCAGCTGGAGGAGCGCGCTCGTGCCTACGAGGCGGCCAAGGAGATCCTTGACCGCGCGGCAGCCGAGAACCGCTCCCTTGAGGCTGCAGAGCGCGAGTCCGTGGACCGCGCGTTCGAGGACATGGACCGCCGCAAGGCGATCATCGACGACATCCAGCGCCTGGAGGCCCGCAAGGCCGAGGTCGCTGAGGTCATCGAGGGCAAGCCGGAGGCGCGCACCATCGCGCACGAGACCACCAGCGTGCCCAGCGATGACGAGCTGATCCGCTCGCTCGCCCGCGGCGAGATCCGCTCGGCCACGTTCGAGAAGCGGTCCGTCACCAAGTCCGCCACCGGCGCCCCCGTGCCCACCCGGTTCTACGACAAGGTCGTCGAGCTCATGCGGTACACCGGCCCGATGCTGGACGAGTCCCTCGTCACGATGCTGGACACCGCTGGCGGCGAGAACCTGCAGATCCCGCGCACGTCGGCCTACTCGGTCGGCAGCGTCACGTCCGAGGGTTCCGTGATCGGCGAGAGCGACCCGTCGTTCCAGTCGTTCCTCACCCTCGGCGCGTTCAAGTACTCGTTCCTTGTCCAGGTCTCCCTGGAGATGATCGAGGACTCGGGCGTCGACATCCTCGGCTACCTCGGCACCAACGTCGGCCAGGGCATTGGGTATGCCGTAAATAACGCGCTGACGCTCGGAACGGGGACCGTTCAGCCCAACGGCATCGTGTCCTCGGGTTCGGTCGCCGTCACCGGCGGCACCGGCGTGTCCGGCGCGTTCACGTACGCCAACGTCGTGGACCTCATCTACAGCACGAACGCCGCCATCCGCATGATGCCGTCGTTCCGCATCTCGACGGGCGCGCAGGGCATCGCCGCGCTGCGCAAGCTGACCAACCCGGCCGGCTACTACGTGTTCGAGCCCGCGCTGCAGGCCGGCACCCCCGACCGGCTGCTCGGCTACAACCTTGTCGAGAACCCGCACATCGCTGCACCGGCCACGAGCACGAAGTCGCTGATCGCCGGCGACTTCAAGTCGTTCTTCGTGCGCCGCGTCGGCGGCATCCGCCTGGACCGCTCGGACGACTTCGCGTTCTCCTCGGGCCTGGCGACCTTCCGCGCCACCATGCGCGTCGACGGCGGCCTGCCGCAGTCCACGCACATCGTGTCGTTCTCCGGCGGCACTGCCTGACGGCTGCCCCAAGCCAGACCGCCGGGAGGGGGCCGGGGCGCGCAGGACCCGCGCCCCCTCCCGGCACCCCACCTGCGCACAGAAAGACAGGTCCATGACCCATGCTGGTCTCCGTTCGGTCCGTTCATCTCGCCCTTCCGCCATGGATCGCCCAGCGGCTGGTGCTGGCGCACCTAGCGCAGCCGGTCGACCCATCCTCTTTGCGTCCAATTCCCCCGGTCTTGGAACCGGATACGGCACCCAGACGGCGCAAGTCGTCCGCCGCCTCACCCAAGCCGGCGCCAAAGTCGCGCTCGCAAGCAACTACGGGCACGAGGGCGCGCTCAGCTCGTGGGAAGGCCTGAAGGTCTTTCCCCGCGGCTTCGACCTGCACAGCAACGACATCATCCCCGCGCACTTCCACGCCTGGAACGGCGAGAACGGCGAGCGGGACGACGCGCTGCTGATGACCCTGTATGACGTCTGGGTCTTCAACGGCAAGCAGTGGGACACCGTCCCCAGCATCGCGTCGTGGCTGCCGATCGACCACCTGCCGGTCCCGCCGGCGGTGCTGGCGTGGTGCCAGCGGCCGAACGTCACGCCGATCGCGATGAGCCAGTTCGGCTGCACCATGCTCGAACGCGCCGAGGTCGAGCACCTGTACGTTCCGCACGCCGTCGAGAAGGTCTACCGGCCGACCGAGGCGTTCGCCTGGGACTCTGAGAGGCTGACCGGCCGGGCGTTCATGGAGATCCCCGAGGACGCCTACGTCATTTCCGTCGTGTCGGCGAACAAGGGAAAACTGCCCAACCGCAAGGCCTTCCCCGAGATGTTCCTCGCCGCCGGCGAGGTGATGCGCCAGCACGACGACGTGTGGCTGTACGTGCACACCGAGAACCGCGGCGCCATGGGCGGAATCGACCTGCTTGAACTGGCCGCCGCGACCGGCGTCCCCGCGGCCCGGCTGCGGTTCGTCGACCAGTACGCCTTCCGCATGAACCTGCCGCCGGAGCTGATGGCCGCGATCTACACGGCTACCGACGTCCTTCTCCAGACGTCCATGTCAGAGGGGTTCGGCATCCCGGCCATCGAGGCGCAGGCATGCGGCACCCCGGTCATCGTCACCAACTTCTCCGCGCAGCCCGAGCTGGTCGGCGACGGTTGGATCGTCGACGGGCAGCCGTTCTGGGACTGCCACCAGCGCGGCTGGATGGTCACGCCGAACGTCGACCAGATCACGGCCAGCCTGCAGGAGGCCTACCAGCGCGGCCGCGGCCGCAGCGACAAGGCGATCGAGTTCGCAAGCCAGTACGACGCCGACTACGTGTTCGACCACTATTGGCTGCCCGCCCTGGAGCTGCTGCAGCCATGAACGTGGCGTGGATCGTCAACGAGATCCCGCGCAGCGAGTACACCCTGCCAGGGGAGCACCTGGGCGGCGGGGAGATGGCCGACGCTGGCATGATCGCGCACGCGCCGGTCGACGTCACCGTGACCCGCATCGCGGCCTCGCAGTGGGAGCAGGCCCTCGGCTTCGACCGCGTCATCGTCGCCGCGACCGACCAGTTGACCGACCAGGCCATGCTCGCCCTGGCGGCCCGCGAGCCGATCGTCTGGGTGCACCACCAGCAGGCGCCGAGCGTGGCCCGGCAGCGGCTCTTCCAGGCCGCCGCCCCGCTGGTGTGCATGTCCGCCATGCACGCCCGTATCGAGGCCGGCTGGTCCGAGACGACGCCCGTGTGGAACCACGGCTGGGTCTCGCCCGACGACGTCGCCCCCGCCGACAAGACGCACGACGCCTTGTGGGCGGCCCGCAACCACCCGCAGAAGGGGCGTATCGGCGCGCGGATCTGGGCTGCCAGCAACGGACGCCGGCTCACGGAGATGACCAACGCGCCCCGGCAGGACGTGCTTGACGCCATGGCGATCCACCGCACGTTCGTCTTCCTGCCCAAGCTTGTCGACGCCTGCCCGCGCACGCTGATCGAGGCGGAGCTGGCGGGCTGCGAGATCGTCACCAACGCCCGCGCCGGCCGTCGAGATCCCGGCGACATCCGCGAGGTGCTGCTCGCACAGCCGGGCAGGTTCTGGGGGCTGTTGTGACGATCGCCGTGGTGACCAGCTGCACCGGCGCCGACTACCACCAGTTCCTGTTCCCGTGGGCCGTCGCGGTCGCAGGCCTGAACCGGCTGCCCGACCGCGTCATCGTCGCCACCGACGCGGACGACGACCTGCTCGACGAGGTTTCCGTACTGCTGGAGGTCTGGTGGGTCCGGCCGACGACCGTCCCGTCTGTTCATCCGGCAGTCATCGTCAACGACGCGATCGCGTGGGCGAAGACCGACTGGGTTTGCAGGCTTGACGTCGACGACGTCATCCGCCCGCACGCCTTGGACGACGTCGACCTGTGCGACGCCGACGTCTACTGCTTCGGGTACGAGGTCGGCGGCCAGCCCGTCCTCGCCCCGCCGATCACCGCCGAGGGCATGCTCGCGTTCAGCGACAACCCGCTGGCCGCCTGCTCGCCGTGGCGCCGGTGGATCTGGGAGCGGCAGCCGTATCGCGACGTGGCCTACGACGATTGGGCGTTCTGGCGCGACGCGGCCCGCAACGGCGCCCGCTTCGCCCCGTCCGGCCGCGTCGACTACGAATACCGGCAGCACCCCGGCCAGTTCACGCGCCGCACCGACCGTTCCACGGCGCTGCACGACCTGTGGAGCCTGGGGTGAGCGTCACTGCCGTCATCACTACGGCCTGCAACCGCGGCCCGTGGATGCGCCGCGCGCTCGACTCCGTCCTCGCCCAGATCCGCCCCGTCGACCGGATCATCGTGTCGAACAATGGCAGCACTGACGACACGCGGGCCATCGCCGAGGAGTACGCCGCCGCCGACCCGCGGATCGACTACTACGAGGAGCCGTCCATTCCGATGGGCGAGCACTGGTGGAAGGCCGCCGGCCGCGCCAGCACCGAGTGGGTCAAGTTCGTGTTTGACGACGATTGGCTCGACGACGGTTGCATTGCCGCGCTGCTCGACCTCGTCGACGAGGACACTTACGTCGCGCAGTGCGCGGCCCGGTTC